ACTTCAAACTTAAAATATCAAACACTTCTTGATAGTGTGCAAGGACGTGGACCTTGTTTAAACTTTTTACCTTACTGTTCTAATCCAGAATTAGAATCATGTATTGTATGTTGGGACTTTCAAGAAACTATTCATAGTCGTTCTTATACACACATTGTAAAAAATGTTTATGCAGATCCTGCAGAAGTTTTTGATACTATCTTAGATGACAAAGAAATTATTGCAAGAGCAGAAAGTGTATCTCGTGAGTATGATAAGTTTTACGATATGGCAGTAAACTTCTTTCACAAAGGTAAAGGTTCTGAATACGAAGTTAAGAAACAATTGTACAAAGCAATGATGGTAGTAAATATCTTAGAAGGTTTACGTTTTTATGTTTCATTTGCATGTACATTTGCATTTGGCGAGCTAAAGAAAATGGAAGGGTCTGCAAAGATTATTTCTCTTATTGCTCGTGATGAAGCAACACACTTAAACTTATCTACACACATTCTAAAGCATTGGGCAAAAGGAGACGATGATCCAGACTTTGTTAAAATTGCAGAAGAGTGTAAAGAAGAATCATATGAGATGTGGAAAACTTGTGTTGAAGAAGAAAAGCGTTGGGCAGATTACTTGTTTGAAAAAGGTTCTATTGTAGGACTTAATGCAAACTTGTTACATGCATACGTAGAGTTTATTGCTAACAAGAGACTTAAAGCATTAGGACTTGAACCAATTTATGATCGTCCTTTAACAACAAATCCTTTACCTTGGACACAACACTGGCTATCTAGCTCAGGACTACAAGTTGCACCACAAGAAACTGAAATCGAAAGTTATATTATTGGCGGCGTTAAGCAAGATGTTGATGAGAAGACCTTCGAAGGTTTCCAACTTTAGATAAGTAATAGTATGTTCAGAGTGCAGTTTAAAAGACATTCCCCACTAGAAGCATGGACTACATATGGTTCATACGGGTCTGAAGCTACGGCTATCAATGCTGCAATATCCAAGAAGAACGCTGGTGCTATCATGGTAAAGGTAATTAATAAGAAGAAAGAAACTATTTACGTAGGATAAAACATGATAGAAATATACGGAAAACCCGCTTGTCCGTTCTGTGATAGAGCAAAACAATTTTGTGAATCAAACAAATTTGAATTTGTCTACAAACAATTAGACGAAGACTTTACTCGTGAACAACTCTTTGAAAAGTTCCCGACAGCACGTACATTCCCACAAATAACTGTTCGTGGCGAAAAGATTGGTGGATACAACGAATTAATCAAATACGTTGAAGATACTGGTTATAACGGCACTGGACACTCATTAGGATAAAAATATGTTAATTGAAACACCATATAAGGTAGGCGAAAATGTCTCCTTTAAACTTGCGTCAGGCGAAGAAATTGTAGGACGTTTAGAAGAAGAAAACGAAACACATTATATATTGCACAAGCCAATGGTTCTTATTGCACAGCAAAAAGGATTAGGACTTGCACCATTTATGTTTAGTGTATCGCCAGACGGTAAGTTCTTGCTTAAAGCAAGTTCAGTAAGTTGTGTCGCTAAGACAGAAGAAAACATCAGCAAACAATATACTCAAACGACTACCGGTATCGCTCTTCAGTAGTATAGGTAAATACCTGTATGCCAGAAGTAGTAAGAACAAACGTAGACAAGCACAAAGGACACTCAAGTCCTACACCGAACCCTTTTCATCAAACAGTGTATGTAGATGGTTCGCCGAATGTGTTTACCAACAACGAGAAAACAGTTAGAATAGATGATAAGACTGAATGCGGTGATCCAGCAGACGCAGGATCTCCTAATGTGTTCGCGAACAACATCAAAGTTCATCGCAAGGGCGATGCAACAAGAGGACATGATTCTTGGGTAGCCAATAACGCAGAAACAGGTTCTTCTAATGTTTGGGCTAACGAAGGGTATGTACCACCTATTATACTTTCGCCAGCACAGGCAGCAGCAATTAATGCAGTTATACAAGAAGCAATTGAAAATCCACCAGACGTAGGTGCAACAGGCGGTGGACAAGCCAACGGCACTATTGCAGAGAATCAAGTTCCAGTAAAGTATGAAGGTGCTCCAGCAGCAGGAGTTGATGACCTTGGAACAACAACACCACTAGTTGATGCAAGTGCTGCCAATTCAACAGCAGCAGCAGATGGTATACCAGGTTTCTTAACACAACTACTAGACGAAGCAGCAGCAAATAAATGGGACGAAACTGTTGATCCTAGTAATGGAAACATTATAGGTATATGGAAAGAACTAGGATTCCCAGACACATCATATTGGAAGACTGACCAAACACCTTGGTGTGCAGGATTTTGTAATTGGGTACTAAAAAGAACTGGCTATCAGTATATGCAAAGTGCTAGAGCATACGACTTTAGAGATAAAACAAGCGTATATGGTGGTGTTCCTGTTCCGATATCAGACGGACAACCAGGTGACATCGTAGTTTGGAACTATAGTCATGTTAACTTTATATACACTTCACCGTCGCCGGGTGTGTATACTTTCGTAGGCGGCAACCAAAGTGACAAAGCAAGTCAAACAAACAACAACCCGTCAGGTGGATCAATCACACACAGTTGGAGAGGGGGTTGGCAAGCAACCAATGGAAGGATATCAGGTATATTCCGACCAGTCAGATCCTAGTTGACAAAAAATACAATATACTATATAATATAACAAGGTGGTACATTAATGAATCAAATAAAAAGATATATGTACATGGGTATTGGTTTCCTTTGCGTAGGTTTAGCCTACATTGGAATCATTACTCCAGGTATTCCATTCAGCATTTTTTTAGTAATTGCTGCATGGGCATTTGCAAAGAGCTCTCCAAAAATGGAAGCGTGGTTATATAACCACCCGTGGTTTGGTAAGTTCCTTACAAATTGGAACAAAAAACGTGTTTTCCCTACCAAGGGTAAATACCTAATGATATTGGTAATGGCATCAACTATTATCTTTACATGGTTTGCTACAGAGAATCTGAAAGCAATTATGTGGAGTGGTGGTGCAATGGTGCTAGTGGCAATTTGGGCTTGGAGATATCCTGGCTCAGAAGAGGAACACGCTCGACGTGTTAAAGAAGGAAAGCGAGTAGCTTGGTTAAAGTAATATGAAGTGTGAACAAGGCGATCTAGCAAAAATCATTCATTCTGTTCAACCAGAAAATGTTGGCAAGATTGTTCTTGTGAAAGAATACATTGGAAAGTACAAGCAAAACGATACTTTTGATTTTAGAGGTGTTGTTTGCATGTGTCCTGTGACAGATCATTACTGGTGGATTGAAGCAACTGGATTGAAAAATCAGTTTGGAGATTCACCTAAAGCATACATAGCGGACTCATGGTTGGAACCAATCCGACCAGAAACAGGCAAGAAGTCGGCTACCCATGTCGTGAAAGACAAAGAAGTAGAAAGACAGGCGGCATAATAATAACTAAGGAAATAAAATGGCAACAGGAAAAGTAAAATGGTTTAATGCAGACAAAGGTTTTGGATTCATTACTCCAGACGACGGCGGAAAAGATGTATTCGCTCATTTCTCAGCTATTTCAACTGAAGGCTACAAGACTCTACAAGAGAATCAAGTAGTAACATACGAAATGGCAGAAGGACCAAAAGGTCCACAAGCATCTAATATTCAACCTCAGTAGAATATTTTTAGAAAATAGGTCCTTCGGGGCCTATTTTTTTGACTATTAGTTCATAGTTACAGTCTATTAGACAATAATCTTTTTACGTGTTAAATTATTTTAAATACATCGTAAGGAGAACTAGATGCCACCACGTAATCACGTTAACTGGTTAAAGAAACCAGTAGTAGAATCAATTAGTAGCACAGCCTACAACAATCCAAAAATATTTGCACAAGAGCAAGAACAGATCTTTAAGAAGGTATGGGTACCTATGTGTCATATATCTGAAATGTATGACAAAGGTCATTTCAGGACAACTCAAATAGCAGGACAGAATGTTATAGCATGGAACACAGGTGATAGGGTCAAAGCATATTTAAATCATGGTCCACAGTTACCTTCTGGTAAAGCATGGAACGATCATAGTTTTGGCAAAGAGTTATACTGTGAAGTAAAGCACGGTGGTATGGTATGGGTAACACTTAATCCTAATCCTACACAGAGTGTAGAAGAATGGACAGCAGGTGCATTTGATTGTATCGCTGATGCTATCGACACAGAAGAGATGGAAGTATTTCATTACCACAAAGCAATTATAGATACAAACTATAAACTGTGGCATGATACAAACAGTGAATTCTATCATGACTTCATGCACTACTTTAATAGAGTAAGTGGATTCAATGACGAATATTTTGCACGTAAGAACATACCTTTTGATAACGGACATGTCAATGTAAGTTCGTTCACTGTTAACTATGAAGAGTACGAAGGCTTTGAAGATAGAGGAGAACTTAGTTTTCCTAACTTGCCTCCTAACCAATGGTATATGGTTGATCTATTTCCTGGATTTAACTTTAACCTACGAGGCAGTGCTTACCGTTCGGATAGTGTAACGCCATTAAGTTGTAATCAAGTTCTTATAGAGTTTAGAGGTTACGGCCTACGCAAAGATACTAAAGAAGAAAGACTTACACGTATCAAACATCACAACAGCATATGGGGACCTTTTGGACGTAATCTACACGAAGACCTAATTGGTGTAGCAGGACAAGGTACAACCATGCGTGAAGGTACAGAAGCAAGACGCATACTACATGGTAGACACGAGAATGGAACTATACATGATGAAGTTGGTATGCGCCATTACTACAGCGAATGGGGCAAGTACTTAGATGTTGACCCGTATCAGTAAACGTTGGTTTAAACTTTTAGATTGGGTATCAAGAGATGCCGGACCCAAACACATGGGCAGAAAATAATTTTCAAAAAACGGTTGACAAACCAATAATATGGTAGTATAAATATAACTGTAACGTTGAAGCCAATCAACGACATATCGGACTCGGGGGCAGTACCCGACGCCTCCACCATAAGCACATTATTCTAATAGTTGGTAATGTTCTTATGATGGGGGCGAACTAGGATCGACGAGTGTATTAGAGAACGTGGAGTTACCGGTAGGCGATGACCGTAAATCAAGCAAAACTATAGACGCAAACGAAAACTTTGCTCTTGCTGCCTAGTTACTAGGTGACGGGGTTGGCAACTTACCTGGCAACAGAAAAGTTGCACCTTTATTGACAAAGGGTGAATGGTGTAGTGGTAACACGCCGGTCTCCAAAACCGTAGATTGAGGTTCGATTCCTT